ATCTTGGGATCACAGGATTCTAAGACTAGATCCATATAATCCTTAGCATAAGGATCATGCCTATCTCCACGCCATATAGCGACTGCTAATTTGGCATCTTGACCCGATGAAAAGTTCATCGCCAACCGGAATGGAATTGGAGTAAATAACTTCCCGTTCCTATAAGTAACCTTGGCAAATTCTAATTTTGCCTCGCCACTATCCCAGTGAGTCGAATCCGACTTATCATAATTCACCTTGAATCCTGCAAATTTTGTGCAGATTCCAAAATGAACTAATTCAGTGCTAGATCTCTGAATACCAATCTCGTCTACCTGTCTCTGGTCAGGTGGAAAAGTCTCATATTCCGGTACAATAGAATTGCACACGGAATCATCACCCAGGATTGAGTAAAACTCTCTCGCAGAGTGCTCTTCCAAACCTAACAATTTCATATCCATAAGGAATATGAAGTGATGTGCCAAGGCGAAAGCGTCGAAGCTTCCCAATAATCCTTGAGGTTGACCACAAGTTTGATGGTACAACTTATAACCGCCATTAACGACTTGAATATACTTGTCGTTTCTACTCACCTTGTCCCAGAAGTCAGCTACTACTGGGTCGAAAATGAACTCCAACACTTTACGTTGAAAGTGTTGATCAAGTGTGTCAGTTGCGTTCGAAAAGTCGAAGCAATATATGCCTCTCTTCTGCAACTTATCTTGTTGCAGAAACCAATCAGCGGTAAGTCTTTGTAAGAAAGATCTACCACGCTCCTGATCCTCTGTCGAATCTTCCGGCAGATAGTGAAGTAATCTCTTAAGGCGGCGATGAATATACGCGCACCTATCTTGAGTTGGATTATCACCTATGTGAATAATCCTCGGTTTGAACTTTCCTGGATTATTAATCAGGATAGTACGGGTTGTTGGAATGTAATCATATTTTACATTACCATCTAATTGACTAGGGTAATAGGATACATAACCTATATGCTCATCATATTCTGAGTATTTGTCTTTATTGACATCTACTTCAAAGCAACTAGATATTAGAGATTCTCTAATACCAGTAACTACAGACTGAGCTGTCCCTTTTAGGGAGGCGTAGTAATCGAATTTCGGGTCGAATTTCGAATGAAGGAAATCGCCACACTTATCGATTGCATTCCGCATATCGCGGATGTAACGCTTCTTCCCGGCTTTGATATCTTCAAAGACCTCAGTCAAGATGCTATCATAAAATTGATAGTCTTCATCATCTGTATTGAGGGGCTCCGAAGTGAGCATATCCTCTGCGTCATCTAGATATTTCTGTCTGACTTCGTCAGCAGGATTCATTAACTCAAAGATCTTCCCGATAGTAAGGAGGAACTCAAATAACATGTGATAAATCACAAGATTATTCACATCCACTCCATCATTTCTAACAAGATTGCTAGATATGACCACCATCGCATGTGCCAGAAAACGATATTCTGGTATATAGAAGTTAATGAACCGATAATCAATATCGGTATCCTCGTTGTCGATGAAATCATAAAGAATACAAAACTTATGATTCAAGTAATAAGGACATTTGTCATTACAAATATCAACGATGCTTGCAACTTCCCCGGATTTAACGGGACAGATGCACAGTGTACCAATCTCTCTGGTAGCACCAGTCATGATAGCACTTAGCAAGTTAGATAGTGAAGCACTATCTTTCTTACTTCGCTCAGCTAATTCAGCTACTTTCGCTGAATTGCGACAATTGGCCATTCTGCTGTAGTA